TGTGCCATGAGCAATTAGGCGTGTGGCTCCGCCGTGCCTTGAGCATACTTGTATGCCGCATGAGGCGCTGCGGCTGACGGTGTAACCGTCACATATTGTAACATCCAGGCCGGCCAACTGGTCAAGCACCTCCTGGTCCTACGGCTTGCTGCAGATGACTGCACCGCACCGTCGCAACGGAATCTTCGATTGTCAAGGTTCTGGGAGACTGGACAGCCTGAAGGGTCACCGGCTGTATCTGATGGTTGAAGATCGAGACTCTCCTCCCCCTTAACAGGGAGAGTCGAGATCAAGACCTTCAAATCAGATATCAGAATCCAGCATACACCAGGAAGTCGGTGGACGGTGAACCAAGCTGCACACTACCCCATCAGATCCCAGTCATACCAAGGCTTATCATCTTTGCTTATCAATGTCGAGCTGAATCATTAGCGAAGCTAAGCCACCGCGACAGATCGCGTGTGACTGACGCCGCCCGGTTTGCCCCGCAGGGTACCAACTACCGCGCCTGCCTGGCCCGCATGGTGCTGTTAAGCACTGGCAAAAACGTTAGAACTACGTTCTACCGGCTCGAACCGGGGGGCCATGGGGGTAAACCGCCGCCAGGCATATACGTAATAGGCTTCAGACATTTTGGTCAAAATTTATGACCTTGTAAATGACGTACGATACCCCCACAAGTAGTATGACATTAAGCCATATAACACTCCAAACAACCATAACTTACCCGTAATGGCCCTCAAATACCAGAGGAAAGTGTACTTTTAGCAGTTCTTTGCACTCATTAGCAATAATTTGGTGCTCAAGCTGCGTACCATTGGCACAACGCAGGTCACAATAGTGTAACCAAGACCTCAATGTACCGTTCATGTACAAACGTGTGGGTGTACTGAGTGGTAGTACTTCACGTGCACACTCTTTGGCTACACCTGCTGCAAGCATTTCGTTATACAGTTTGAATGACAACTCGTATACTTGATCAGCTTTGATTTGAAAGTCCTGTGTTGTGTATGGATCAATATCATCTACACTGTTTTGTCGGTTCTTAGTATCTTGCCGTCGAACAGCAAGAGGACCTGGTTGGTCGAGAGCCTTTGAGTACCGTTGAGAAAACTCTTGAAAGCTAAAGCTACGGTGCCTAAGAATTTGAGCTGCAATACTGCGTGTCGTGTTGATCTCTACGCACATGTTCACCATCTCAAATGGTGACCAGTGTTTATGTTTGATGAGATACCTGATTAACCTTGCACTGGTCTCAGTGTTGTTTTGATTTTCAGGATTTGACACACGTGCCATGTAGGCAACGAGGTTATCTCCATCAGGAGTTGAATGGACGTACTTAACGTGGTGGGTCATACAGTAGTAAAGGAGTCACAGTATTGATCCACGGATGTGAGTCAATATGTTGTCTAGTTTCAGTAGATAAGGGGACCCGAAAGTCCCCAAGTCACAGGAGGTCCACCCTTCCTCCTGTATACATGTGGGACCGCTGTTAAACCCAGGTAGGGACACCGTTTTTGTCGTCCCCTCTAGACTGCCTACGCTGCTCCATATTCATGTTGAATACGAGGTGGTCTGCAAAGCAATCACGGTCATCTTCCCAGTTATTTATGAGGTCTTGCCACTCATTACGTTTACGATCAATGATCTGTTGTTGAGCTGAGATAGACAGAGCGTCAGTAAAGTATTTAACGCCTTGTGCAAGAGCATCAATACGGTCATCATGCCGTACTGCACCTTTTTCACGACACATACGGCTCATCTGATAGAAGAGCATGTATTGGAGACGTCGTTCTGGCGCTGCGTCAGGATTAGACCGATAATCCCATTCAATCACTGATTTATCTACAACAAGCCGGTGCTGATTAAGTACAGGCTCAAGTGTGTCAATGATTCGGTCTTCTTTACGTACGTTGGCACGTGTTTCTTCGATGTATAACGATTGTTTGGTCTGTTGAAGATGTTTCTTAAATAGTTCACCGACTATACCGTCACCAAAGTTTGATTCAATAAGAAGTGTTTTTGCGTTGTATTTTTTGCAGCCCCTCAGAATGTCCAAAAGCGTTTGGTCTGAGTATCCGTCATTGTAAGCACGCATTTCGTGCAAGTACATGACACCGTTTCGTTGGCTGATATAAGCTGCAACCGTTTCATCCGATCCACGACCCGACGGGTCAACAGAGCAGATTGTGTTAGCGTAAGGACCCCATTCCCCCTTGAGCTGCATTGGACTGTAGAAATAATCTCCAGGTAGTCCGACAGTTGGGAGTTCTTTGAGACAGTTTTTGGGGTCTGAGCACCAGATGATGTCGTCTGGAGCAGAAGTGGGATTAACGCTAGTGACGACAAGGTCAGCATTTTTAAGTGGAAACTTCTCTGCGTCGCTAAGGCTCGTATCGAGCATAAACTGAAGCATGAAGTTGCTGCGCCCCATAGACGCTTCACGTTCGAGTAGATCATCATCTTGGAATCGGTCAGGATCTGTTACGTCCCAAGGTTTTGCTCCTTGATCAATGTCTGCTTGAAGTTCAGGAGCAATAACACCTTCGTAATTAGCCATTGAACGTGGCACACGTGCAGGCCACACGAATGGTCTGTAGTTACGTTCAGCTAACTTTTTGTAGATCGTAAAAGTAGTCTGGGGAGTACCCAGGTACATGATGCGGGAGTCATCCTTTGGTGTAAGGATAGACTCGGCTTCCGTACATAATTGCAGGAGCTTTTCTCGCATCATTTCAGTCATTGAGTTACCAGGAACTTCAATGTCGTCTAGAATCATTAAATCTGCGCGGCTTCCGGTGAGCTGTCCAGTGATGCCCACGCTTTTTACGCTGGGTGCCTGGCTCGGGGAGCAGTTCACATCGAAGCTTATCCGCGACCACCTTGCATCGTCTGACTTGGGCTGTAAATGAGAAAGCCATGGTGTTTCAATGATTAGTTTTTGAAGAAAGATAGACATGTTGTCGGCCCGTTCTTTAGAGGCCGAAATAATCATGATCTTTTTTTCAGGGTTATTGAAAAGCGTCCACAGAACGAAGGCTCCAGTAATCCAGGACTTTCCAACTCCACGGAAAGCTTGAATTTGAAGACGCTTAGGTCCAGACTGAAGATATTCTGCGATTGCATATTGTGCTTTTGTAGGCTCGGGTAGATCAAGTTGGGACCACAATGCTTGTAGAAACAGTTTGAAGTCACCCTGTAACGCCTCTAAGACGTTGTTCATTTACCAAGTAATGTTTTGTAGATGTCCCTACCTGTGTCAATACTTGCATTCGCTACGTCTGCAACTGTAGAAGCAACAGTTGCTGGGATTGTGGCAGGAGGAGCGTAAGAAGCAGCATCTGCGGCTAACGAAAAACCAGAAAGAATGGCTTGAAAACGATCTAAAGGGTTTTTAGTTTTGTCTGCAATTTGTGTACGAATAGCAGTTTCAGAAGCACTAGCTGCAGTGCCTAAAGGACCAAGAGCGACTACGCCGCCAGCAGCAAGACCTCTAACAGCAGTACGTAGTGTAGGTAGGTGTATATCGCCGTTTAGGCCAGGTTTTAATTTAACAGGTTGAGAATTGGCATTAAGCCGCGCTAATTCTTTATCAATGTCTGTTTGGATAAAATCTTTGTACAGAACATCAAATGCTTTTTTACGATTAGGTAAATCAGCCTTAGAAAAATCAGGCATGTCACGGGGTCTCATGCCCTGTCGTTCCATATAACGATGGATTCTGTTGTGACTATCTTTACTTAGATACTCAAAATTAGAATCAACATCGCCCAAATTCATGCCTTGTGCGGCTGCGTGCTTTGATAAGGCTAAAGCATCAGCATCAGATAAGCCCTCAAACAAGGGCTTGTACAGCATAATCATGCGTTTGTGATGTCGGTCAAAACCAGGTACACTGGGAGGCTTGTAACGAGGGGCATCACCCCTTTGCACAGCCTCTGCCCTGGTACGTACTCCATCAACATGCCTGTTTCTTAGGCCAACTCTGCCCCCTCCTTTGTCTTGAAGCTCCCGTTCATACCCAAGCTGCCTTCCTGCATCTGAAATGCTCATTCCTGGGTTTTGTTTCAGAAGGTTTTCGACATCTTGATACTTACGTTTGCGTTCTGCCATCAGTTAATGTGGGATAAAATCAATGATTCTCTAAGTAAATTCTTTCCAAATTGCTCTCTCATCCAAGAGCGCCAATGGAGGCTTCCTTTGTCCTGATTACAACAGGCACACGCTGGTACGACATTCGATGTGATGTCTTCACCCCCAAGAGAACGAGGATGTACGTGGTCAAGAGTAAGTTCATGTAATTCATAAGTAATTCCGCAATAAACACATGTGCATCCAAAGTGTTCTTTGATGCTGCGCCTCCAAAGGCGCTTTGCTTCAGAGGACGTCATGGTTATTAGGTTGTGTATGTAGTGATCAGGTGTAGGAAGCAAAGGGGTCATTTACGACTACGGTTACGTGCACGGTTTTTAGAAGCCTTTTCCATAAAGGTTTTCCCATTCTTTTTGTGGGAAACATCTTTGCCGTCACCGTTGCCGTAGGTGCCCTTCTGTCGGTTAATGCGTTTGAGTTCTACCCTGCGCTTAACCTCTTTCTTTTTCTTGTTGTATTTGCGCTGGTAAGCACGCTTGACCAAAAGGGATCTGCGGTTACCGGCGTAATGAGCTGAGGATTTACCGGACTGCTGAGCCATAAAGTCGTTTTTGTACCATTTCAGGGTCGATCTCGGGCATCACCTGGGCGAGCTTTGAAAGAGGGTTGCCGTCGTAAGCCACACCACTGATGTCGTTAGTTTTTAACCAGTCACAAGCTGCTTTCAGGTCTTGAGTTGTAGCCTCACCCGACTTGATGCGGGCAAGAAATTCAGTAGTAACCAAATTATGCAGCTCGTTAAACTGGTCTTCTGTTGCTTTTTTCTTAGCCATTTCTAAGAACTATTTGGTCTAGTTTGTTTTCAATACGTACCATGTGGTCTTCCATACGGTCAACCATCGTTTGTAGATCAGTTTTGGAAACGTAGTCCTGAGCAACACCCAGCTCTACACCGTCGATACGGCGATCTAGACCGCTAATGCGATCGTGTACGTTATTGATTCTTTGATGTAGTCGGTTGTTCAGGGCTGCTCCCGCTGCTATTGCCGCTATCGAGAGACTTACTATTGCTTCCAGCATTGATAGAGACGATTGGTACGATGTCGTGACACAACATTTCTACCCTGCTACCAGGTCTAAAAGTAAACCCAGCTTTCATAATTTCTGTGCACTTGAGTGCTCTAGCTAGCTCATATTCAAGACGCATCTTTTGTTCATGTCGTCTAGCAATTTGCTTGCACTGCTCAATCATGCCACCATCTAGTGGTACCATAAAGTTGATCTGTGCTCCAAAGTTGTTAGACCTTACATATCCATCAGATTCATATGGAATAGTATCGTTGCCCATATAAAAAGGGCTGAACGTCATTGTGGCTCCATTACAAGAGCTATTAGATCCAAAGATTTGTCTTGATGGTGCACCGTTGTTTTGAAACTGCACGGCCTGATTAGTAACATTACCGGTTGCTGCTGCAACAGGATTAGATGTATTTTGCACTTCAGGCTCTGCAAACGCAGGTGTCACTGCGAGAAGATAGAAAGCGAGGTAGTAGTAGAGGTTGATTCGATTGTTTCTGTGATGTCGATTGTTTCGACAACTCCCGCGTCGCGAGTCGTGATCTCTAGAGACCAAGGATCGCCAGCGGTAGTTACAGCAAATGTTGTTGAGGAGCCAGCGATGTCTGCGCTTGGCGTAACGTTTGAACCACTCCATGATGAGTAATCACCACCATAGACTTCTTGTTCGATAGTCCGTTCAATATCAACCGTGGTGGTAGTAGTCGATTGCATTGAACCCTGCGTGAACTGTGGTGTCACAGTTTGTGCAGAAACTGGAGCAGCCAGGAGCAGGAGCATTAGTAGCTTCTTCATTCCTTTTTTTCGCGTGTAATTGAGAAGGTTGCAAGTGTGCCGCTAAGAATTGATGCGACATAAGTTGGATCCATTTTTTCCATCCATCCTGCATAACTTGCAGTTAAGAGTCCGGCGGACCAGACGAGGACGACGAATTTGATGAACCCTTCTTTTTTGTTATCTTTGTCCATGCTTGTTTAAGAATGGGCTTCATCACAGTTACAGTGTGTTTGAACACTGCTGTTGCTGTAAGGGTGGCTGCAACAGACACGGTGGCAGTAGTACCAGCCGTGACAAGTATTTCGTTAGACGGAAGAGGCATGGTTACATCCGTAAATGGGATGTCTACTTGCCTTGTGTCTTGTGGTATGTCCGGTGGTTTAACCGGAGGTGGTTTAGGTTTTGGTTTTTCTTTTTCAGATGGTGTTGTTCCTTTGACTCCCGGAGGCGGTCGAAGGTCACTAGGAGGCACCACAAGCGGCTTGTATGAGGGCAAATCCGCTCGTGGGACATCTAGTACCGGACGAGGTAAAACAAGGGGCTCAGGGAGCCGTAGAGACGGTAGTACCGGCGGCTCACCTAAATCCATTATTTGTTAGGGAAAAGTCCGTTACGGATAAACTCAACAGCTTTGTCATCGACATCGTTGTCGGTAGACTCAGCCAGTTTTTCAAGCATTTCAACAATCAACAGTTTAACTTTGTCAGACTGAAGAAAAGAAAAAAGAATAGGACGGATAAGGGTGATCATTGTTTTGGTAAGATAAAGGTTTATTCAGCAGGGTCAGGCGTGTTGCCTTCCGCGACCCACTCCAGGTATTTCTGGTAGTCAGTGTTGGCGGGATCAAGCGGAATGGAATTAGTGCCAAGTTTTATACAGGCCAACTCGCCCGTAATTGCATTGTTGCAAAGTTGATAAACAACAGTCATGGTTTAAAGCTCCGCGTTAAGGTCAATATAAGCCCCGTTGGTGTTTGACCAAAGTATAAACATCCGTTCAGTGTGAAAAGCTGAGCTAGAAGCAATGTTTAAAATAGTGCTTTCCTCAGTTGAGGTAGAGATTGTAATGTCTGTAATTGCACCGCTACCCGAAGCACTGATGGTTTGAAAATCACTTATTGTTTTATGACCAACTGTTGGTGCGGCGCGCATTTCGACATCATGATTTAGATATGCGAAAGCTGTGCTAGCCGTGTAAACCGTTCCCATGCCAAGCCCGTTAAAGCCTCTTTGGTACCCAGTAGCGTTTTTGCGGACAAAATAACGTTTACACCTAGCAAGCTCATCGCCGTAGCTTCTGTGCTCAAACGGTGTCGCCTTCTCGCCGACTTCTAGTTGGATTCCTGTAATTTGGAAGTAATCATTTACAGCACCGCCAACACCAAGATTAGAAGCATTTCTTGTAGTGTGATCTAATGAACCCCAAGTTGTTTGAAATGATCCGCCAGTATAGTCTGGACCACTGTTAAGCCACCAATCAAGATAGAGCCCGGATCCGTTATCATCGAAAATTACGCCTGCGGTGTCGCCAGGAATAGTAATTGTTTTGTATTCCCAAGTGTTGGCAGAGTTGATCGTGTATCCTTTTGAGAACAATCTAGTACCAGTAGCAGTTGAATCTGGTTGCCACATGTCAATAGATGCGCCACCAGTTTTATTGGATTTAACCCAAAAGCTCAACGTCAAAGATTCTGCCGCACTTGTGCCGTATTTTAGATGCTGTAAATTTTGAGCTTCAAAAATGTGCGCAAAAATAGCGTAATCAAGCCCAGTTGGAGATGCGTCTGCCGTTGTGCAAGTAATTTTGTGACTTTTAGTAAATCCAGCAGGTGCATCTGTTGATTGATCAATCGTCCAGGTCCCTAAATTGCTAATACTGTTATACATCCTATCGGCACATGTATAGGCACCGGTATATAGGCCAGTGTATTGCGTCCCTCTCTGGGCCACCTGCATGGCCCCGTTCACCACAAGATTTCTGCTGCTCAACGCACCAGCAGTCGGCATCTGCACACCATCAACTGTTACGTGACCACTAGAATCAACCTCAACACCACCGGCAGTTGTGCCAGTGGATTCCATTTTATTTACTTTAATTACGCTCATGATTAACCTCCTGGTTTAGTAGGCCAAACCGGGTTGGCTACATCAGTTGTGTTAGACGGCAGGTCACGAAGAGCTTGCCTGTAGGCAGTCATATCTGCAGACAAAGTGTGGTCTGCAAGAGCGAGGTAATCAGTTTCTGCCAGCAGTTGATTACGCTTAGTCCGCAAGCTTTTCCAAGCGTTTTGAACATTAAGTTCTGAACGAGCTGCATCTACAAGAGCTTGGTCTATTTCAACATTGTTACCATCAGCATCAAAGGCACCTTGGCTGTCACTAATTCTGACAACAGTACCGGCGTATGCTTTGTAAATTGCCTCGTGATCCATTATGCTGCTACCTCCATTGCAATGATTGAAGAAGCAGATCTAGCTTCATAGCCTGATGTATCCGTGTCGTTTGGTCCTCTGTTGATATAAATAGAGTATGAGGAATAAGACATGGCTTGAAGTTTGTATGTTGTCGCAGACGTGGTGGCTGGAGTATCTAAATAATTGATTGCGGCATTTCCAGCACCGTAAGATCCAGACGACCAAGATAAGTTCAGAGCTGTAGAAGCTCGTGGTCGGCTACTAGCAGCGTCACCAAGCAAAACTGGAGTACTACCTCTCAAAAGCCTAAGTTTCATGTCATAGGAACTATCGGGGCTACTTATGCTTGCATACAACAAGACTAAAACCTTGCTTGTAGCTGAAGAGGGAGTGATTGAAACACTCAGACCTAAATCTTGATATGTTCCACCAGTAATACTGTTAATATCAGTTTTAGTAGATTGAACTACCTGCAAAATCTTGCCACTATTAAGAGAGCCAAACTCAAGCGTTCCAGCAGTGCTACTATTCCGCAGATACTGACCAGCGCTGCCTACACCATTAGGCAGTGTCAAAGAAATATCACCGCCACTTACGGCGGCGGGAACGTCCAGTTCAATAGAACCAGACGTTGCACCTGTTAGTTTAATACTCATCAGCCCAATGCAGTTTTGATTTCAGCAGTCGTGCTCGCTGCCTCAATCGCATCTTGCATGGTTGCATACTTAGTACGGATTGCAGCGCGAGAAGCTTCAGCAGCATCAGTGTCTGCGCCAGGAATCTGCTTCATGATCACTTCATCATGAGGCTTGAACTCCTCTGCACGAGCGGCACGACGACGCTCATGTGCGATTTCCTTGGACTTAGGCAGGTCTTCGGCAACAGTTGAGCCAGACTTGACCCAAGCGTCACGGAAGGTACGGTCAGTAGGGATTACATCGTCGTCAACAATTTCGTAATCAGTCAGACCAAGACGTGCAGGAAGCTCACTAATCGGGACTTCACCGGTAGGATGGACGACCGACACGCCGCCTTCAGGGTTGGTGTAAATAATTTTAGACATTTTAAATAATAAATAGAAGGTTAGTGTTAGCCGCCAAAAACTACAACACAAACAACTTGGACATCTTCAACGCCACCGTTTGAATAATTTGTGCTTACACGTACTGACGATGCCGACATTGTTTGTGCCAAGGTGCCGAGACCAGCCATACTAACTACTCTCATGACTGTGCTATTGATGTAGTCGCCAAATCTAGCGGCACCGGCAACGGCATAATTTCCATTTGCCATGTTATTGGTAAAGGAAAGAGTGTAATCTCCAGTACCATTATCAGTAATTGAACTGATGTTATAGGAGTCCCTAATTGCAACAGTTCCAGTGCCGTTAAAATTCACCCACGCCTTAGCCGCACCAGGGACACTAATTGGACTTTGGTTACCTGCTGCGTTAAGCAGGGTGTCTACTTTAAGTGTACTCATGGTTTAATCTCCAAAAACTACTACAAAAAAATTAGCAGAATCAGAATAACCGGCGTTATAGGACGCTACTTCTAAACTTGAAGTGTTAAGCTTCATTCCGCCAAGGTATTGGTTGCTGAAATTAACAAGTCCTACAAGGCTGTTGGCGTTGTTATACATTACTGGACAATAGTTTGTAGTGGCAAAACTATTCGTGAAGTTGATTGTGTATTTACCTGTAGCGACATCCGTAACAGAGCCGACATTAAAACTGTCGCGTATAGCAAGTGTTCCAGCGCCGTTAAAATTAACCCAGGCTTTCGCCCGACCTTGATTGATCTCTTCAGGCGTTGAATTGTTACTGCCTGAGGTGTCTTGAATGTTAGATGTTTTAAGAGTACTCACGGGTCAACCTCCGAAAACGGCAAAGTGGATATGTGGGCTATCAGACCAGGATGTAGCGTTATAGACAACGATCGAAAATCTGTGTGAATCTACTGTTGAATCAGCTAAAGTACCTCCAGATCCTATTGTGTTTGGCATTGCAAAGTTATAGGAACCCCCATACGCTGCACTAATGACAGCGGCGTAATTAGTATTCGCCATTGACGTCGCAAAGTTCACCGTGTAAGCACCAGTACCGTTGTCAGTAATAGAACTCACATTGAATGAATCTCTGATTGCAATAGTGCCAGTACCATTAAAATTAACCCACGCCCGACAGAACGTACCACATTCCGTACCGTTTACATCTTTAATTACTGGCGGTGTGTTTACCGACTTACTTGCGATATTTGCAGTTGATAGTGTGCTCATACGATACTCCAGGTTGCGCCAGTGGCAATAGTCACTGTGACGTTGTTGTCAATAGAAATGGGGCCAAAGGAGCCCCAGTTATACGTGCCACTCAGAGTTTCGTTACTGGACACATTTTTAATGTTTTTAATAAAGATGCCATCAGCGATGACATCAGGCAGACCAGTGTCTGCGATGCCAGAGACAACTCCGGCACCAGTAAGAGTAAGAGGCATGATTAAAGAACAACTAGACGAGCGTTAGCAGGGACAGTAAGGGTAACACCTGATGCCACAGTGATTGGGCCAACACAACTGGCTCCAGTACCGACAGAACCACTGCCACCAATGTTTGTACCAATGGTGTAGTTAGTGTTAACAGTCAGTTTGTTTTCTTGGAACACCGTGTCAGTGCCACCGCCAGTGGCTCCACCGCCGCCTTGGTCGACCCAAGACAACGCACCAGATCCATCAGTCTTCAGAACTTGGTCCGCATTGCCATCGTTGTCTGGCAGCGTCAACGTGTAAGAAGCAGCAGCACTGTGTGGAGGTGACTTGATTTTGACACCGTGGCTGTTAGCAGAACAGTTGAGTTGTAACGTGCCATCATTACCACCAGCACCTTTTACTTCGACAACACCAGTTCCATTAGGGTTCAGTGTAATGTTCCCATTAGTAGCGCTGGTATTGATTTCGTTAGTTTGTACGTCAAGGTTACCGCCGAGTTGAGGCGCGGTGTCTGAAACGACATCAGTTGAAATCGTGTTACCAGAAGCTGCTGTGATACGTCCCTGTGCATCTACAGTGATTGAAGGGACGCTTGTGCTAGAACCATAGGAACCAGCCGTCACAGAGGTGTCTGCAAGTTTTGCAGCGGTTACAGCGTCATCAGCAATCTTAGCAGTCGTAACTGCATCTGCTGCAAGTTTGCCAGAAGTTACAGCGTTACTAGCAATTTCTGAGGTAGAAACCTGACCATTAGAAGCTGCAGTAATTCGTCCTTGTGCGTCAACAGTAATATCAGCAGCGGTATAACTACCAGCAGTAACAGTAGTATCTGCAAGTTTGGTTTCATCGACTGCATTATCAGCAAGTTGAGCCGTGTCAATACCACCAGTAGCAACAGAGATGGTGCCACCAGCAGTGATAGGACCACCAGTCAATCCTGTCCCTGTAGCAACGCTGGTAACAGTACCTGCACCAGCAACAGAACCGGGAACCCAGTTAGTACCGTTCCATTTCAACAGCTCGTTCAGTGACGGACTTGCAACAGAAACGTTAGACAGGTCATTGAGTTCAACATCAAGCTTGCTACCGTCAATGGCAGCAGATGCGTTGATGTCTGCGTTGACAATCGTACCGTCAGCAATTTTATCTGTAGTAACTGCAGAATTTGCAATCTTGGCTGTGGTTACAGCATCATTAGCAATTTCAGCAGTGCTAATTACACCGCTGGATGCAGCAGTAACTCGACCTTGAGCATCGACAGTGATGTCAGCAGCTGTGTAACTACCAGCAGTAACAGCCGTGTTTGCCAGTTTGTCTGCAGTTACAGCATCGTCAGCAATCTTAGCTGTGGTGACTTGAGCATCACCAATGTGTGCCGTGTCAATCGACCCATCGACGTAGTGTTCAGAGTCAATGCTGTCATCGGCAATCTTTGAACCGTTGACGGCGTCAGCGGCCAGTTTGTCTGTAGTTACCGCACCATTGTTAATGGTGGTTGCGATAACTGTATTAGCAGCTAGTTTTGCTGATGTAACAGCACCATCACGGAGTTTAGCTGTAGTGACAGCTTCGTCAGCAATGTTGTCAGTGCTAGCTCTTTCTTGATCAGCATACAGAAGCTGATCCAAGTTTTCGTTTAGTTCGCCTGCCTTAAGAGCAGAGCCCGAAGCAAAAACAAATCGGGCTGCATCTACATCAGTATCACGAAAGATACGGATCTTGACTCCATTTGCAGGAGCAGTAGTGAACTGGATAGTAGTGGCGTTAGCAAATGTGAATGCAGTTGTAGCAACATGATCAAGAGTTACCTTGACATCTGCTTCTTTGAGATATGCAAATGTGACAGAGTAATTGGTGGTGGAGCCATTACCTGTATAAGAGTGTTCAGTTGTAAGTGAAGTTGCCATTACTTATTAGTAAGTATCAAAGCAGGGGCGGAGTTTTCAATAGTTTGGTTTGCTCTCGTCCGAACCTCTTGCCGGTCTTTTTCATCCTGTTCTTCAACCAACAGTTGAACTGCCGGGTCTTGGCTGATCTGTGCCCAAGCTTTATCTTTAGCTTGAGCCATTACAAGCTCGATTAGGTCAACATGTTTGAAACTCTTACTGGGATCCATAAATCGGTTACCAGCTTCAAGCTCACGACGCATGTCCTGAATAGACTCTTGAACATCCTTACGGCTTGCAAGGTGGTCAAGTGCAGCTTGTGGGTTTTCAAATGTACGGCCACCAAAGTTAATTTGAGCGTTACCCATTGCTTGTTGAAGCATTGAACGTACGTCTGCAGCATCGCTAAGGTCGTAACCATTAGCGCTGTAGACAGACTCACGAATCGGGTAGTTACTTTCAAGCAAAAGGCGACGGCCAGGACTGTTGTCGTCAAAGTTAATTTGGAATGGAGTAACTGCGTTCCATGCACGTTGAAGGAAGTTCCAACTGTTGAGAGGCTTACCTGTCAACATGTCATACTTCAACGGCAGTGGATCAGTAGCTAGATACTCACTAGCAAGGTTACGGTTACGAATAGACTCGAAAATGTCAGCATTAAGCTCACGCATGTACGGATTGATAATCCGACCAAACTCATTACGAAGGCTGGACATCGGAACAATGTTGTTCATGATGCTGCCAATAGCACGAGCAGAACCTTCTGGTTTCATGTTTACCAGTTGGAACAAAGAGTCAAGACCGGAGAAATAGGACTTTTTAAGTGGTCCTGCTGCAAGAGCTGCAGCCATTTTCTTCCAGTGATCCTCTGCCCATTCAGGACCCATCAGGTCCAGGTTGTCTCCAACGTTGGCAATGTTTGCCAAGATCATGGAGAAGGGTTCACCCAGGGCGTCGTAACTAACCCATGCACCACCAATTTTTATAGACCTAGGTTTCCAACCTGCAGCAATCCAAGCTTGCTTCAGTTGTTCATCCATAGGACCGTCACCAGTCATGTTGCCATTGAGGTACATCTGTGTGCCACTAATAGTCACACCGAGGCCAATAGCTTGACGACCAGCAAGAAGAGCCTTTTCGTTACGCAGGTCTTCCATAGAGTTGATGCCATACTTACCAACTTTTTCAAGAAGGTTGTCTTCGTTAGCAGTTAGGACATCAAGAGTACGTTTACGGAACGCACCGATAAGCGGCATGTTCTTGACATTCATATCAAGACCATTGATGCCTGTGCGTGCAAACAAGTAGAACGGACGCAGCATTGGATACTGACCGATCAATTTGTCTAGGTTTGCAGCAAAGCCAGTCAACTCTTCTGTAAGAGTTGCTTCTTTGTACATGCCTTCAAGGAACGCATCTTTAGTAATGTCGATGTTGCCATCAGCATCCAAAAGTTCGTTGTAGAAGAGATCTTCATATTTCTTGTAATCATCTGCAGTAGCTTCCAGTAGATCGCCACCACGCTTCATCTCAAGAACCTTACGTACAGAGCGTTCTTTAGCTCTTGCACGTGCCATGACGAACTTATAGGTATCGTCAACGGACGACAGCAGTCGTGGTGAATAGGACAACAGACGGTTGTCATTCAAGCCCCGTGCAATCCAACCAATGGCATAGGAGAACTTGTCACCAACGGTTCCGCGTTGCTCAATCCACTGCTCTTGCATTGCCCACATCTGGTCAGTGGTGTTGTATTCACTGAAACGATTACGCATGTCAGCAAAATCACCAGTCCAGTAGCTGTTGAGGCGTTTAGTGAAAACAGTCCAAGCTTCAGGAATCACTTCCATGTGTGACTTAAACGAAGCCATGCTGGCACGAGCTGTGTCAAGATCACCCAGGAGAGCGCCTCCTATACCTTTACCAAGGCTTTGAAGACCCATGATCTCACCAGTACCTACAAGGGCACGTTGAGAGGTCTTCAGGCCGCTTAGGACACTGTTGACAAAGACACCACCAAGCTCTTTAAGAGTCTGGTTTTTACTACTCATACCATGCAGACGACGACGCATGAAGGCGTCAAGGTCAGTCCAGTTATGGATGTTGTCAGCACCACTGAAAGCCTCAATGATGGCTTCCATAACATCTTGGTTCTTGGTTTGCCCCATGAACTCAAGAGCAGTGTCGATGCTTTCCTTGGTTTGTGTATGGATTTGAGTAAAGCGTTCAGCAATCTGTTCAGGAGCAAGCTGCAGTTGTTGACCTTGGATACCCCAAAGGTAACGACGTTTTTTGACTTCAGAAAGGCCAATGATCAGTCGATCACGGATGGTCTTCAGTGGACCGTCAACATCAGCAATGTCAACGCCCTGTGCCATTAGCTCACGCGATCCAATAGACAGGTCACGTAGTTGCTTGAACAGTGAAGAGTTGACGAGGTCAGCAGCGACCACGTTTTCCATGCTCCACAGCTCGTAGGTCTCGTCACCCAAGTTTGCCACGTCTTTGTTGTAGGCATCGATTGGTGCCCAGAACTCTTCGGCGGACATGTTATCTAGGTTGCGACCCATGACTTTCTGCATACGTTCGTAAGCAGGTCCAAAGACTTGGCGGAAAGTACGGCCTTTAGATTTGAGGTCTTGAACCATACGCTGATAGCGAGCATCGCCTAGCAGCTCAGCAGCTTTTTCCTGCAACACATCGCTAGGAATACCGTTTTCATTAGCCATACGCTCTGCCTGGGCAGGAGTAAGCGGTGAATCGGTAGAACCTGCAGCGCCACCAGGGACGTTGGGATCGTCGATCTTGTTGAGCTGTTCGTAAATGTCACCAGCGGGTGCAGTCGAGTTAGGACTGCCTTGCCACGGATCAGCAATAGGTTTGTTCTTGTGACCACGGAAACCAAGCTGCGGAGGAAGAGCCTTATCGGTTCCGTACTGCAAAGGTTTTGCATCAGCAATCACATCAACGTCAATAACGTCACCACCAAGCTGGGGTGTGTCGAGATTGATGTCACGGACATACGCCACAGCGTCGTCAAGCTCTTGCTGACCCTTTTCCAAGACCTGTTCAGCCACGTTGGATTCACGATCAAAAGCCTTTTGAACACCACGTTCGCCAAACATCTTGCCGATTACTCGGTCAAAGATGCCTGCCATGCCCATCTCTTCAACAACGTTCTTTAGTTTTTTGAGAAGAGGGTGGTCTTCGTCTTGCGTAGCAAGAGGGCCAAGAACAATACCCATTTCAGGTACATGCTGGACAATCTTTCCAGACAGGTTGTGATCGTCGTGTTGTTTGGAGACAAGAGCTGCAACACCTGCAGAGGTCATGCTGACACCTGCAGCTCCAAGTGAAATACCTGCTGCTGCAGATCCAGCCGTGACGGAAACACCGTAAGAACCGTAGTAAGCAAGCTCTTCTGCTATTTTGCCCCACCAAGTAGTGACAGGTGCATAGCCACCTCTGAACTCAACGAAATCACCAACAGGATTCCACTCAGGTTTATAGTTAGGGTCACCAATGTCTTCCCCCTTAGCAGCATCACTAATGCGCTCAGGGAAAGTAGTTACACTCTCGCCAAACCGCAAAGCTGCATTGTTGAGAGCGTTATCGGATTCAGTGGCGGTTGGACTTGTTTCACGTGCCTCGGCAATCTCAAGGGCGGCATCACCTAATGCTTGCAGTGGATTAGTTTGTACTTCCTCTTGTTGTTGTTCTTGTTGCTGCTCCTCTTGTAAAGCACGCTCTTGTTCTTCTTTTAGACGCTGCTGCTCAACCAGATCTTGTTGATTGACGTCTACTTGGTCAGATAAAAAATTTGTGTCCTCTTGGGACAACTGCAAAATAGTAGGATCCATGCTTAGTTATATTTGAGCCCAGGCAACGTATTGCTAGGGTCGTTATACGGACCTAAATTTTTGATGATAGCGAGCATCCGCTCACGTTCTTCCTGCGATACGTACTTCAATCCACGCCATTCGTTGATAAGACCCTGCGTACCACCACGCCAGCTAACACGTTGTTTAGCGCGAGTAATGGCAAACAGGTCTTGAACATCGGGGCTAAAAACAGTGTCTTCAGACAACCCTGTAAGAGGAAAGACCTCTTTGAATGTTTTAGCAATAAATTGATAGCGACCTACAGCATGAAGTTCTCCGCGATCATGGCGTGCCATAATCTCACCGAGAGTCATCGTAGAAATAGGTTTATCTAAATCTGTTTGACTGTTACCAGCACCGATGGCTGTGTAACCGTTGTTTGTACCGCCTCTGTTAAAAGCGTCGTATCCACCAAATGACTTTGATTCAACAGAAGCAATGGTGTCTAACATCCAAGAGACGTCGTCACCTTGCTCCAGCATCACGCGATTTAAACGACCTGCAGTAGGTTTACGCAAAAGACTGCGATGTACAGGTGAAAGCGAATCCACCTTTTCTTCGACAGCAGGTTTTTCTAAGCCAACGATGCCACGCTTAGCTAGTTCGCTAAGTGCTACATCAACACCAGTAAAGCCAGTGCCAGCCGCAGCAATGTTAAATATGTCAGGCAAAGTCCGAACAGGAGCAACACCTTCAGGAAGGTTCCCAGCTTGTGTTTGGAAGTAAGCAACAGCTTGAGCCACGTCATCCACCATTCCTTCAGCAGGAGGTGCTTGGGGGTCGAGGAGTGATTGACGAAGGTCTACAAGTTGTTGTTGACGAGTAGTGTTGTTTGTAACTTCTATGGTCTCATAACTACCATCCTTGACAGCAGCTGCGACTCTAGCAATAGCTTGCTCATGTGC